ATGGATCATTCGCCTCATGCCGACCCTTCTGCAGCGTGCTGCGCTTGCCATTGGCCTCGTGCCGCAGGCTGTCGCGCGCGCGCAGGCCGACGAGGCCGCCCAGCAGGCCGCCACCGCCGCCACGCGCCGCGTGCTGCATCTCGCCGGCCAGCAGCGGCGCTCGCTCCTGGCGGCGCTCACCACGGGCGACGTCGCATCCTGGCAGGCAGACGGCCTGCACATCAACGCGCAGACGGCCGCGGGCCTCGTCACGGTGCGCGCGCGTAGCCGCGACGCCGCCGACAACAACGGCTACGCGAAGCGCTTCCTCGGCATGGTGCACGGCAACCTGCTCGGGCAGTTCGGCGTGCGCTACCAGTCGCGCGTGCGCACCGCCAACGGTGAGCTGAAGACCGCCGTCAACGACAGGCTCGAGCGCGGGTGGACTGCCTTCGGCCGCAAGGGCGCGTGCGACGTCACGGGGCGGTACAGCTGGCCGATGATCCAGCGCCTGGTGCTGCGTCACGTCGCGGTCGATGGCGAGCACTTCGTGCGCTTCCTGCCCGGCCGCGGGCCGCACGGCGTGCAGCTGCAGCTCCTGCCGGCCGACGCCTGCCCGGTGAGCTTCAACGCCGACCGCGGCGCCGGCGTCAAGGTGCGTCAGGGCGTGGAGTTCAACGCCGACGGCCGCGTCCTCGCCTATCACTTCCGCAGCGACGACTCGACGATCGACAGCGTCGGCGAATGGGCCGGTGCGGCGCAGCGCCTGGTGCGCGTGCCGGCCGACGACGTGCTGCACGTCATGCTGCCCGAGCAGGTCGGCCAGCTTCGCGGCGTGCCGTGGATGAGCACCGCCCTCAAGCGCATGTACCAGGCGGCCGACTTCGCCAGCGCCGGGCTGAACAAGGCGCGCGAGGCCGCCAAGCGCGGCGGCTGGCTGCAGCTGAGTTCCGACGCGCAGCCGCCGGCCGAAGGCGCGCTCACCGACGGCACCGACGACAAGGGCAAGGCGTACCAGAGCCTGCATGACGGCACGTGGGAGCAGCTGCCGTGGGGCATGACTGCGCAGCCCTTCGAGAGCGACTTCCCGAACATCGAGTACGGCCAGTTCATCAAGGACTGCGTGCGCGACATCGCCGGCGCCTTGGGCACCGCGTACTTCACCCTCGGCAACGACCTCGAGGCGGTGAACTACAGCAGCGGCCAGCTCGGCATGGAGGGCGAGCGCACCATGTGGCTCGCGCTGCAGCAGTGGTTCATCGACGACGCGCTCGTGCGCGCCGTGCATCGCCGCTGGCTGCGCTACGCGCTCGTCGCGGCGCCCGAGCTCGAAGGGCTGGCCTACGACAAGCTCGACCTGTACGCCGACGCCGCGCGCTGGCAGCCGCACCGCTGGCAGCCGATCGACCTCAAGAAGACGACCGACGCGCAGACGCTGCGCATCCAGGCGCGGCTCACGAGCCCGCAGCGCGTGATCGTCGAGTCCGGCGACGACCCGGACGAGATCATCGCCGAGCTGCAGGAGTGGAACCGCAAGACCGCCGGCCTGGCGCCGGCGATCCCATCCGCGACGCCGGCGCAGCCGGCCGCGCAGCCGCAGGCTGCCGACGACGAAGAGGGCGAGGACGGCGCCGCGGCGCGCGCTGCGCTGCGGCTGATTGCCAGCCGTGCCATGGAGTGACCACCGCATGACCACAGCCACCGCAAACCGCGCCGCCGTGCCCGAGGCTGCCCGCAAGGCCGCCTCCGAGAAGCAGGTCCGCTCGGCGCGCTACCAGCGCGACACCGTCAACGTCGAGGAGCGAACCGTCGAGCTGGCGTTTGCCAGCGACGAGCCCTACGAGCGCTGGTGGGGCGTCGAGATCCTCGACTGCACGGCCGGCGCCGTCAACCTGCAGCGCCTGAACGGCCGGCACCCGCTGCTGCTCGACCACGACTCGCGCAAGCAGATCGGCGTCGTGGAGCGCGCGTGGGTCGACGCCGACCGCAAGGCCCGCGCGCTGGTGCGCTTTTCTCGCGGCGCGCTCGGCGAGGAAATCTTCCAGGACGTGCAGGACGGCATCCGTGAGCTCGTCTCGGTCGGCTACACGATCGACGACATGGTGCTCGAAAGCAAGACCGACGACACCGCCACCTACCGCGTGACCCGCTGGACCCCTTACGAGGTGTCCATCGTCTCCATCCCGGCCGATCCCACCGTGGGCGTCGGCCGTTCCCTTGCCCCAGCCGGGGCGCCCGCTCAACCCAAGGAGAACCCTGTGAGCGACACCTCCACCGCCGCCCCGGCCGCCACCCAGCAGCCGGACATCCGCGTCGTCGAGAACGACGCCATCAAGCGCGAGCGCGATCGCGTGACGGCGATCCGCGCCATGGGCGCGGACCACCAGCTCGCCGCCGAGGCCGACAAGGCCATCGGCGACGGCACCTCGGTGGACGCCTTCCGCCAGCTCGTGCTCGACAAGCTCGTCGAGCGCGGCAAGATCCGCCCGACGACCGCCGCGCCGGAAATCGGCATGTCGGAGAAGGAGAAGCGCCAGTTCAGCGTGTGCCGCCTGCTGTACTCGCTGCTCGAGCCCAACGACAAGAACGCCAGGGAAGCCGCCGCGTTCGAGATCGAGTGCAGCGTCGAGGCGCGCAGGAAGCAGCCGGTGGACGAGGCCGGCGTGTGGGGCGGCAAGCGGGCCGCCGGCTTCACGGTGCCGTTCGACGTGCTCACCGCGCCGATCGCGCACGAGCGCTCGGCGGCGGCGCATGCCGCGCAGCTGATGGCGCGCATGATGCAGCGCGACCTGAGCGTCGGCTCGCCCACGGCCGGCGGCAACCTCGTGGCCACCGACCTCCTGGTGTCGAGCTTCATCGACCTGCTGCGCGCGCGCATGCAGGTGGCCAACCTCGGCGCCCAGTTCCTCGACGGGCTGGTGGGCAACGTCGCCATCCCGAGCCAGTCGGCCGGCGCCGCCACCTACTGGGTGACGGAAGGCAACGCCGTCACCGAGAGCGAGGCCACGTTCGGCCAGGTCACGCTGTCGCCGAAGACGGTGGGCATGTTCACCGACTACAGCCGCCGCACGCTGCTGCAGGCCACGCCGGCGATCGAGGCGCTGGTGCGCGCCGACCTGGCCAACGGCATCGCGGTGGAGATCGACCGCGCCGCGCTGCACGGCAGCGCCTCGGGCGGCCAGCCGCGCGGCATCGCGCTCACGTCGGGCATCGGCTCGGTGGCCGGCGGCACGAACGGCCTGGCGCCGACGTGGGACCACATCGTCCAGCTGGAAGAGCAGGTGGCCGTGGCCAACGCCGACGTCGGCTCGCTGGCCTACCTCACGAACGCGAAGGTGCGCTCGAAGCTGCTGCGCACCCAGCAGTTCGCGTCCACCAACGGCCAGGCGGTGTGGAGCGACAACAACACGCTTCGCGGCTACCGCGCCGCGGTGTCGAACAACGTCTCGAGCGCGCTCACCAAGGGCACGTCGAACGGCGTGTGCTCGGCGATCTTCTTCGGGAACTGGGCCGACCTGCTGGTTGGCATGTGGGGCGGGCTCGACCTCATCCTCGACCAGTCGGCGCTGGCCACCTCGGGCGGCCGCCGCCTGGTGGCGCTGCAAGACGTGGACGTCGCCGTGCGCCGCGCCGTGAGCTTCTCGGCGATGCTGGACGCGCTGACGACCTGATGACCACAGCTTGACCGAGCCCGCCGGCCGAGTGCAGTAGCCGGCCGGCGGGCCGGGAGGGCTTCAACCCGGACACCACAGCATGAAGATCCTCATCACCCAAGACTGCGCCGTGCCGTCGCTGGATGGCCCGCAGCACGTCCCGGCGAACACGCTGCAGGACTTCGAGGCCGACGTCGTGCGCGCGCTGGTTCACGCCGGCCGCGGTCTGTACGTCGACCCCAAGGACGACCCGAGCAAGGTCAAGGTCAATACCGCGCCCGAGGCGCGCGTCGAGGCGCTGCGCAAGGCGCTGAAGGCCGCCGCCAAGGAGTAAGCCCGTGGCGTTCGTCGAAGACGTAGCCCCGTTCCTGCGCGACTTCGGCACCGACGCGGTGCTGAACGGCGCTCCGGTGTCGGGCATCTTCGACAACGAGTACGTGGAAGCGTTCGGCATGGCATCGCGCCAACCGATGTTCACGCTTCCGACTGCGCAGGCCGGCAGCGTCACGCAGTCCTCGGTGCTTGTTGTCGAAGGTGTCTCCTACCGCGTCACACGCGCCGAGCCTGACGGCACCGGCGTCACCGTGCTGATGCTCGAGCGGTCATGAACCACGCGCGCCACGTCATCCGCGAAGCGTTGGTGGCGGCGCTCGCCGCCGGCGGCACCGCAGCCGGCGCGCGCGTCTACGATCATCCGAGCGACGTGCGCACAGAGTTCCCGGCGCTCGTCGTCGAGGACATGGGCGAGCAGCAGGATGCGACGACGCTTCCCGGGGGGCCGGCGCGGCGCATCGAGCGGCGCCTCGAGCTTCAGGTGTCCGCCGAGCTGCAGCAGACAGCGACCTACGCACGCGCGCGCGACCAACTGCTGGCCGACGTCGAAGTCATCGCCGTCAACGCGACGCTTCCGGGCGTGAAGTCGATCGTGCCGGTTGGCTACGCCAGCGACATGAGCAACGCCGGCGAGCGACCCATCATGGTCGGGCGGCAGCGCTTCTCGATCCTCTACTACACCACGCAGGGCGATCCTGCGTCCACCATCTGACGAGGTGCCACCATGCCAGCAGCGAGCGGCGTATTCAAGCAACTGGCCTACAAGGCCGAATCCGCATACGGCGAGGCGCCGGGCACGACGCTGTTCACGCCGCTGCGTCGCGTCACGTCCGACATCTCGGTCGTCAAGGACACCTACACGTCCAACGAGATTCGAACCGATCAGCAGATGCAGGACATGAGGCATGGTGTCCGCCGCGTGCAGGGCACCATCGCCGGCGAGGTGGCGCCGGGCGCCTACGCCGACTTCATGGCCGCCGCGCTGCGTCGTGACTTCGTCGGGCTGTCGAACCTGACGTCACTGTCTCTGACCATCGGCGGCACGGCTCCGGCGTACACCGTCGGCGGCATCACCAACCTGCTCACGACGGCGGGCCTGAAGGCCGGCGACGTGTTCCGCATCACCGCGGGCACCGGCCTGAACGCGGACGTGTTGAACAAGAACCTCTTGATCGTGAGCGCGACTGGAACGACGGCGACGGTGCGCGTGTTGAACGGTTCAACGATGACGACGGGCAGTGGTACGGCCTGCACGATCGCCATCCCCGGCAAGAAGACCTTTGCGCCGACATCGAGCCACACGAACAAGTCGTTCGCCATCGAGCACTTCTTCGGCGACATGACGCCGACCCAGACCGAGCTGTACCTCGGCTGCCAGCCGACGACGCTGGACATCGAGCTTCCGGCGACGGGCCTTGCAACGATCAGCATGGGCTTCGTCGGCCGCACGGTGCAGACCTCGACGGCGCGCTACTCGACCACGTACAACGCTGCGAACAGCAAGGGCCTTCTCGCCGCGGTCAACGGCATCCTCGCCGTCAACGGCACGCCGGCCGCGGTCATCACCAGCGCGACGATCAACGTGCAGTCGAACCGCACGGGCGATCCGGTGGTGGGTTCCAACTTCGTGCCCACGCTTTTCCCCGGCCGCATCATGGCCTCGGGTCAGCTCACGGCGTACTTCGAGGATGTCGTCTTGCGCGATGCCTTCCTGAACGAAACCGACACCGGCCTGATCATCGCCCTGTCGGCGGACAACACCGCTGGCGCCGACTTCCTGACGATCACGATGCCGCGCATCAAGGTGAACGGCCACACGCTGTCGGACGGCGAAGGCGGCCTCGTCGCCACGATTCCTTTCCAGGCGCTGCTGCCGGCCACGGGCGGCTCGACGTTCCAGAACGAGTTGACCACGATCAGCATCCACGATTCCGCGGCGTAAGCCGTAACCGGCACCGACCCGGACGGCTGGCGGGCATTGGCTTCGCAGTTGGGCACGCCGGCCGTCCGGGCACGGGCACTTTCAACTGCGAAGCCATGACCGAAGACACGCTGGACCTTGAAGCCTACGAGGATGTGAGCAGCGCCGAAGTGCGCATCAAGCATCCGACCACCGGCGCACCGACGCCGATGATCGTCACCATCGCCGGGCCGGAGCATCCCGACCGTAAGCGCATCGCCTTCGCCAAGCAGCGCCGCATGCGCGCGGCGTTGGCCAAGACGGGCAAGATTCCGATGACCGATCCCGAGGACGACGAGGCCGACGAGCTCGAGCTTCTGGTGATGTCCACGCTCGGATGGGCCGGCGCGTCGCTGCCGTTCAGCAAGGACGCCGCGCGCAAGCTGTACGCCGACCCGAAGCGGCGCTGGCTGCGCGATCAGGTGTCGGCGGCGCTGAATGAGCGCGAGCTTTTTACGCGGGCCTCCGCGGCGAGCTGATCGGCTACGCGGAGGACCAGATGCGCCTCGCGGCCCGACTCCCTGACGGCTCGACCTTGCGGCAGCATCTGCAGGCCGCGGGCGCGACTGATCCGCGCCTGACGGCCACGCCGCCGGCCGGGTGCGACGGCATCTGGCGCGCGTTCTGCGACCTGAATGCCGCGCGTCCTGTCGGCATGGCCGCGGGCGCGGTGCCGCCGAGCGAGATCGACGCCTGGCAGCGCCTGCACGGCGTGCGCATGTCGCCGTGGGAGGTCGAGACGCTGACGCTCATGGACCGCGCCGCGCTGGCGGTGATGGCGGAGAAAAGGTGATGGCCGATTCCATGTCGCCGATCATCATCAAGATGCTCGCCGAGACGGCGCAGCTAGCGCGCGACATGGCGAAGGCAAAGAGCATCGTCGGCGACGGCTTCAGCGAAATGAACAAGGCCGCGGCCACGGTCAAGAAGACGCTCGCCGGCCTTGGCGTCACGCTTTCGGCCGCAGCGTTCGGCGCATGGATCAGGTCGTCCATCAACGCCGCCGACGAGACGGTGAAGCTGGCTCAGAAGATGGGCGTCGCCACCAAGGAAGTCGCCGGCCTGCAGTTGGCGTTTGACCTGTCTGGCAGCAACGCGCAGGAGATGCAGACCAGCATCGCGCGGCTGTCGAAGGAGATGGCGAACGGCAATGCCGCCTTCGAGCGCATGGGCATCAACGTGCGCGACGCTCAAGGCAACCTGCGCAGCACGCGCGACGTGCTCGGCGAGGTCGCGGACAAGTTCCAGACCTACGGCGATGGCGCCGGCAAGGCGGCGCTCGCGCAGGAGCTGTTCGGCAAGGCCGGCGCGAACCTCATTCCGCTGCTCAACGCTGGCGCCGATG